TCAACCTAAAACAGCCGTTAAAACCGCTCCTCCAGCAAATTTAAGGCAACGCAAAAGTTCCTTAAAATTCTTGTATAATATTAAAGTAGAGAGGTGCAGGAATGATAACAAAGATAATTTCATTTAGCGGTGGCATGGCCGCTGGTAAAGATACATTTGGAGCAGTATATAAAGAACTGTGTGAAAAAGAAAATATCAAGGTAAAGCATTTAAGTTTTGCCAATGCCTTAAAAAACGAAGTAGACGAACTAATAAGACGTGTGAGAAATAAGGAAAGCGTAGCAGAAATATCTCATGCTATGAATGTAAACTGTATTCATATTAATAAGTTAAGAAATGTGATTCTTGAAGAGGACTATCTTCATCCGAACTTTACAGCAAGAGATAGAACACCAGCAACAAGATTTTTATTGCAATACTGGGGAACAGAAGTTCGCAGAAGTCAGAACGATAATTATTGGGTTGATATCGTAAAGAAACAGATTGAAGAAAATCTAAAAAATAATGTAAACACGTATATTACAGACGCAAGATTTATCAACGAATTAAAAATGCTCACGTCTATTGGCGCAACAACTGTATTATTAGATGCACCTTTAGAAGTTCGATTAAAGCGTTTGTATGATAGAGACCATATTACAGTAACAGAAGAACAGTTGAAACACCCAAGCGAAACCCAGTGCCTAGAATATAAAGATTATACGTTTGTGATTGACACAACGAAGCAAACACCAGCAGACTTAGAGAAAATGTTAGGAGAATAGACATGGGTTTTAGTTTATTTGATTTAGAAGAAAAACAAAGTAACAAGAAAGTTAGAATCGTAAATAATAGTGTTCAAATTTTAGACGATGATATCAAGAAAGAAATAGATAAGAAAAAGTTATCAGCGAGTTTGGTTGGTTCTATTTTAAACTCACCAGGTGATTGGGTTATGGGTACTTATATTGAGCCATTATGTATTGATGGTTATGTAGACGCATTGGAGCGAGGAACATGGTTTCATAGCATTATGGAGAATTTCTTTCAACTAGAACCACAAGACAGAGATTTTAAACATCTCTCATCTGTAGCAATCAACGTCACGAAAGATAAATATCCTCACATGTTAGAAAGACAAGATAATAAAGACTGGTTAAATAAAGCAATCAAGGGCTATCGTGATACATGGCTTGCTAATGCAAAGAATGAAAAGGTTGCTTCTGTATTCTTAATGGGAGAACAGAAACAAGGACTTGAATTGTTTGTTGCAGGCAAAATAGGGAACGCTAAAAGACCATGTCTAGGTTTTATTGATAAACTCATTGAAGGTGATTATGGCCTAATCGTACAAGACTGGAAAACAGGTGCTAAGATTCATAATTTTAACCCTGATAAAGAACCAAGTGAGAGTAATTCTTTTGATTACTGGCGCCAACAGACGTTATATACAATGCTTTTAGAGCAGTCAGGCATGAGAGTCGAGAGTGCATGTTTAATTTTCCCTTGTGCTAACCCACCACAAATCGTTGATGTTGACTGTCATAATGAAAGAGTCAGAGAACGAGTTATCGCAGATTGTGAAAAAGCAGACAGTATATTAGAAGAATGTATTAAAAACGACTATACTTTCCCATTTAAAGCCGGCAAGTACAACTCTTGGGCAACTTATCTTTGTGGCTTAGGTAGAGCATACCCACCTAAAATCATTACAGATAAGTTAAATGACTTGATAGAATATGGAGACTAAGACATGGCAGAACGTTATATAGAACTTTATAAGAAATACCGCCCTAAGAAGTGGGAAGACATTATCGGTCAAGAAAGCATTGTTACACCAATCAAGAACGCAATCAAGTCAAATAAAATACCGACTGGCTATATCTTTAGTGGTTTAGCCGGTACAGGCAAAACAACACTTGCATTATTAATTGCAAAAGTGTTAAATTGTCACCAGTTAGATAAGGACATGAATCCTATTGAAGATGAAATCACCAGAGCGATTGATAGTGACTCACTTATCGGTGTCAAGCAAATCTCTATGGCGAATGCGAATGTTGAAGATGTTCGTAAAATTATGGCAGAGTCTTTCGTAACACAGCCAATCAAAAAGAAAGTGTTTATTTTAGACGAGTTCCACAATTGTTCTAAGGCAGCCTTTGAAGCAATCCTGACAGATTTAGAAAGTACAAACCAAGATTCATTATTTATTTGTTGTACGACTGAACCGGACAAGATACCGAAGTCAATCAAGAGCCGTATGCAACAATTTTCACTACGCATACCAACACCGAATGAAATTTTAAACGTGTTGCAGAAGATAGCAAAACACGAGCCTGAAATCTTACAAGGTGTTAAAGATAAGAAGTTTACAAAAGAAGATTTTATGAGTTGTGTTTATAATAGTGGTGGTTCTGTCCGTGATGCTATTAGTAATTTAGAGAATTTAGTAAATGGTGGTGTAATCAGTTCCTCATATTCAAAACAGTTACTTGAAAATATCTTAAAGGGCAACCTTATTGAAATCTATAAGACAACAAAAGAAATGGCAGATGCAGGAGCGAACTTCCATAACACATCTGAAACACTATATAAGACAATCGTTAATCTCATGTTGGCGTTATCTGGCGTAGAGGTTGAGGATGCAATGCAGTATCAAGATTTATTACCACTTGCAGACCTTCATGTTTTAATTAAGATGACAGGAGAGTTAGAAAAAACATTCTACGCTGTATCAAGTAAAACAATCGACTACAAGACGCTTTATGAAATGTGCTATATTAGAATGGCATTGATTGCGAAAGCAGGTAACAAGCAATGAACACCATTAAATATGTCTTTATCACACTTCTAGGACTGTTTGTCGCTACATTATGTGCTGTTACAGATTTGCCGATTATACACTTAGTGTTCTCATTAGTAATGTTTACTGTTATTTACCTCTTTTACAGAGAGGATAGACCATTTCCTAAATATAAATTAAGTGGAAAAGATATATTGGTTGTCTTGATTGGTATTGTAGTAATCTTTATATTAGATAATTTGCTGATATATATACTACCAAACCCAGTAGAAGAACAACACACAAAAGTATTGTTACAAAACTATGGTTTGTATGGCATACTATTAGCATGTGTTGTGGCACCTATAACAGAAGAATATATTTTCCGCTATATACCAACAGATAAACCAACAATCATCGTATCAGTATTCCTGTTTGGTTTGTTTCATACACAAGTATCGCAGGATATTTACACAGCGTTTTATCCTGCTATTGTAACAGCAATGAACGCTGTAGCATTCCATTTATTTTATCGAAAAACAGACAACTTGTATGTATCTATATTCATACATGCGAGCATGAATTTAATTGCACTAGGACTTTGATTACAAGAAGTCCTTTTTAAATCAAAAAGGAGGCAAAGTATGTATTATAGTGATTATCGTTCTCATGATACGGCAGATGGCGATGGTATCAGAGTCAGTTTATATGTATCTGGTTGTTCTTTACATTGTAAGGGTTGTTTTAATGAGAAGACATGGGCTTTAAATTATGGTGACAAGTTTACAGAAGAAGTCTTAGACGAACTTATCAACGACTGTAAAAAACCTTATATTAAAGGCTTATCACTATTAGGTGGTGACCCATTTCAAAAAGAAAACCAAGAAGAAGTGTTAAATATTATAAAACGGTTTAGAGAAGAATTCCATAATGATAAGGATATATGGATATGGACAGGCAGAACAATAGAAAATCTACTAGACAAAGAGTTTATAGACCATACAGAATATACAGACGACATCTTGTGTAATATTGACTATTTGATTGACGGACCATTCATTCTTGAAAAGCGTAATTTGATGTTAAAATACGCTGGTTCTGAAAATCAAAGAAGAATCGACCTACGCAAGATTGATACAATAGACAAACTAAAATCTATCAGCGATTGGAACAAATTGGATTGTGAGGTGAGATGAATAAAAATCAATCGCTTTAGTATAGAAAGCACAGCAGAACTTGTGCTTAAATAGAAAGGCTAAAAAAGATATGATTAAAGTAGTAAAAAGAAATGGCAATGAAGTGGAGTTTGTGCCTGAAAAATTAAACTCCGCAATCGAGAAGGCAAATATGCAGGTTGCCAAAGAAAGCAGACTTACACATGAAGAAATCGCAGAACTGGTTGACACTGTAGTAAGTCGTATTCCTGAAGATACCGAAATTTCAGTAGAAGATATTCAGGATATGGTAGAGGAAGAACTCTACGACAACGCTAGTTTTGCATTAACAAAAGCGTATTCTAATTACAGATTCTTAAAGGGTAAGTTAAGAAACAACAGTTTTAACGACCTCGAAAAAACAATCATGGCATTGTTTGAACAAAAAGAAACAGAAGCAAGTAATGAAAATGCGAACAAAAACGCAAAACTATTAAGTACACAAAGAGATTTAGTAGCAGGTGAAGTAAGCCGTTATTTAGTGAATAAGTACGTCTTACCAAAGGAAGTACAAGAAGCACATCAAAAGGGTATCATTCATGTTCACGATTTAGATTATCGTATGGGCGGGATGACAAATTGTGGCCTGGTGAACCTTGAAGATATGTTTACTAATGGTACGGTGTTAAACGGTACTAAGATTTATGAACCTAAGTCATTTAGTACGGCTGTGACTCTCGCAAGTCAAATTTCTATGTCCGTGGCCGCTTTCCAGTATGGCGGCCAGAGCATGACGTTAACACATCTAGCACCTTATGTTGAAACATCCAGACGTAAAATTCGACATCGTTTGATGGACGAATTTACAGAGCAGGGCGTTGAAATTACAACAAAACAATTAAATGAAATTGTCGAGAAGCAAGTACGTCAAGAAATTCATGATGGTATCCAGACGCTAAACCATCAAATTGTTACAATGGCATCGGCAAATGGTCAGTCGCCATTTATCACCATCTTTATGTACTTAAACGAGGCAAAAGATGAGCAAACAAAGAAAGATTTAGCGTTAATCATTGAAGAAATGTTAAAGCAGAGAATCAAGGGTTTACCGAATGAGCATGGAGTATTATGTTCACCTGTGTTCCCCAAGTTGATTTACGCCATCGACTCTTCTAACTGTGATGAAACAAAACCATACTGGTATCTAACGAAACTGGCCGCTGAATGCACGTCAAAACGCATGGTTCCAGACTATATTTCAGAAAAGAAAATGTTTGAGAATAAAGACGGGCATTGCTTTCCGTCGATGGGTAAGTGAAACACTACAGCCCATCTAAAATCGGGTGAACCCTTGTCAAGGGGTGTCGGTACAAATATTGTACTGGCTAACGGTTAGGTCTAACACGGCTAAGTTCGTGCGATAGATGAGACCGTGCTACTTTGAAATTATGGAGTATAAACAATTATGAGTTATGGAACAATCTACAAAATAACAAATATAAAAACAGGAAAAATATATATTGGTAAAACAACAAGAAGCCTTAATGATAGATTACAGGGTCACATAAATAGTGCAGACAGAGGAGATAACTTTAAACTATCAAGAGCGATTAGAAAATATGGTAAAGAGAATTTTATAATAGAGCCAATAGATGTTGCATATAATAGAGATGAACTGAACGAAAAAGAAGTCTATTATATTAAAAAGTATAACTCTTTAGAGGATGGCTATAATATGACTACTGGTGGTGAAGGTGGAAATACATATATTGACAAATCTGATGAAGAGATGAAAGCAATATCAGAAAAGATTTCTGCAGCCCTGCGTAAGAATAATGGGAATCGAGGTCAACTTATAGGTCCTAAAAATGGCATGTATGGAAAACACCATACTCCAGAAGTAAAAGAAAGAATGAGCAGGGCATTGAAAGGCAAGAAATTTTCAAAAGAACACAACAGAAAAATATCTGAATATTACAAAGGCAGAAAGAAACATTATCTTCACCCCCATACAAAATTGTTTATTACCAATGCAGAAACAGGCGAAACATGTGTTAAAACAGCAAAAGAGATTGTTGTCATGTTTAACTTGCATAATTACATAGAATTAAAGAACATTGTAGATAACAAAACCATACTCAACAAAATATTTATAATCTCAAAAAGTGTATCGACTAGCCGTGATGAATGTAACGGCGGATAAATTCCTTAATGTAGGACCAGAAACAGACACTGGTTCGAAGAGTCCGACTGTATATTTTATACAGATGATATAGTCAGTACCTATAGTGATATAGGATATATACGTGTAGAAGTTTTTTAAGTCCGTGGTATGATGGTAACGGCGAGTTCCATGCGTACGGAAGATATAATCTTGGGGTCGTCACCCTTAATCTGGCTTACATTGCACTAGAAGCGCATGAAGATATGAACAAGTTCTGGGAGTTACTTGATAAGTACGCTGATTTATGTTTTGAAGCACACATGACGTTCGTTAAGCGTTTAAATAAAACTAAAGCATGTGTTGCACCAATTTTATGGCAACATGGAGCGTATGCAAGATTGAACCCGAATGATACATTAGATAAAATCATGTACGGTGGATATGCAACTATTTCATTAGGTTATGCAGGCTTGTATGAAACAGTTCAAGCATTGATTCACCAGTCCCATACAACAGACGATGGTAGAGAATTGGCACTTCAAATCATGAATAAGTTAAATGCTTATTGTGAGAAGTGGAAGAAAGAAACAAATTTAGGATTCTCTGTTTATGGAACTCCTATGGAATCTGGAACATATAAGTTTGCGAAAGCACTTCAAAGAGATTTTGATGTTGTGCCTGAAGTAAACGAACATGATTACATTACAAACTCCTACCATGTAAACGTTCGAGAGGAAATCGATGCTTTTGATAAGTTATCGAAGGAATCAGAGTTCCAAGAATTGTCATTAGGTGGTTCTATTTCATACATTGAAATTCCGAACATGGAAAAGAACATTCCTGCATTGCTAGAGGTTATTAAGTTCATTTACGACAATAACATGTATGCAGAATGTAACACAAGAACCGATGTTTGTGATACTTGTGGTTTCCATGGAGAAATGGAAATGATTAAAGATGAGAGCGGCAATTACATTTGGCGCTGTCCGAACTGTGGTGAAACAAATATTGACAGATTAAACGTGGTGAGAAGAATTTGCGGTTACTTAGGAAGAATTTCAAATGGTGTAAACCAAGGTCGTCTTGGTGACATTCACGACAGAGTATTCCATCTTTAAAAACAACGAGAGTAGGTTAAATAAGCCTACTCTTTTTTCGGTTATGATAAATGATATAATATAAGAGAGAGGAGAACCCAAAACTATGCCAAAACACTTTAACGGTGAGAGAATAACAAAATGTACAGCAAAGACACGTGATAAATGTCCGTATTGCAAAAATCTTCATATACCAGATAGCACTACACCACAAGAAGAAAACAGAATCATGGATGATTATAGTTTAGCAACACAAAAGGCGAATGAGTATTTAGATAGCCGTTTAACCAAAACAGACTCTGGCTATTACATGTTCAAGAACTATAATTATGACAATGCGCTAGGTGCTACTGATTATGGCTTCTTAAAACAACAGGGTTTTGATTTTGAAGGAACACAAGTCAGCAAAGCCGGTGAATTTTATACCATGATGAAACTGTCTGTAGATGAGTTGAATATGACAAGTGCAGAAGAGCAGGAAGATTTTAGAAAATCCATGCGTTTGTTTGTGCTAAAAAATAAACAACTATCACCTCAAATACAAGAACACTTTCAGTCGTATATTGAAGCAACAGGTATCAAAGTAACAGACGATGAGTACTTACAAGTAAAAGACTGTAACGCAATTCTTGAAGATAATAACTGTATTTATGTATGGCCTGACGACAACTTTAGTGCAGACATTATCAGAATTATTAAAAAAGACAATAAGGAAAAGAGTATCGTGTCTTCATTTGAGGTTAAGACACTATGTAACGGCACTAAGTCGGCACAAGGCTCAACTAAGACAATATCGTATGACGAGAATGGTATTGTTTCAGATGTTGACAGCGGTGAGATTCTAGCAGATGATTATGACGTATTAGAACAAGGTTACCACAACTATAGAATCAGAGGATATGATGGTGTACGTGATTTGATATCTGACTATGAAGAGCGAACAGTCCGTATGCCAGGTAATAAGAATGTTGTATTTATTGACAAAGATGGTAAGACTGATACAATCTCATGTAGTTTAACGTCTTATGCAACAAGGAAACGTGAAGAACTTATCAATTCTGGTAAGTATGTTGGTGATATGCGTATTCACGTTAATAAAAACGCACGTAATGTCGGTGAAAAAGAAATCAACTATTTCTTGAATAGTAAGGTTGATTACGGTCGAGTATTTAAAGAAGGTAGGCCGAAAACAGAGTTTACAGTAAAAGATTTGATTCAAGCAAAAGGCCAGACCAAGACTTCAACAAAAGGTGCTGGTGTGTATATAGGTGAAGTCAGCAAGGGCAGAAAAGAGTATGACGTAATCATGGGCAACTTTAGAAAACGTCTAACGATACAAGAATATTCTAATTTTATGCAAGGTGGGACACTTAATATTAAAGACTTTAGGTTCTGTCCTGTAACATGTTCAGTTGAATTGAAAGATACAACAGAGTAGGGTTAAACGCCCTATTTTTCTTGTATAATATAATAGCAAGGGTGATGCCCTAGATAAGGAGAAATCATGGCAGTAAAGAAGAAAGAAGAAACAGCAATTAAAGACAGTAGCAAAAAGGAAGCCTTAATGGACTTGTTAAGCACTCTCCAAGAAGATGCAAAGAAAACATACGGTATTTCAAACGTTGGTTTCTTGGGGAAAATGAAGGATAAGCAAGTTACATTCTTACCAACGGGTTCACTGGTCTTAGACACATTGCTTGGCGGTGGTGTAGCAAAGGGAAGAATTATTGAATTTTTTGGTCCTGAATCGTCAGGTAAAACATCTATGGCAGTTTTAGCGTTAGGTAAAGAGCAAGAGCGTGGTGGTTCAGTTGCGTTCCTTGATATCGAGCATGCGGCCTCACCATCATTTATGGAAGTGCTTGGTGTAAATATAGATGAGTTGTTATTCTTACAACCAAGTAGTGCAAAAGATACATTCCAGTCATTATTGAAGATTGTTCGTTCAGGCACAATTAGCATGGTAGTTGTTGACTCTGTATCAGCAATGACAGAAGGTGTAGCAGATGAAGACTTGGTGAAGGACAGTGTTGGTAAACTAGCACGTAACATGTCTAAGAATATGCCTGTATTAGCAGAAGCATGTTCTAACAACGATTGTACAGTTATTTTTATTAATCAGACACGTGAAAAGATTGGTGTAATGTTTGGTGACCCAACGACAACATCTGGTGGTAATGCTCTAAAATTCTATGCAACCCAGCGTGTTAAGGTAAATAAGAAATCACCAATTAAGGATTCCGAGGGTTCTATTATCGGTACAGAAGTTGGCTTGAAGATTGAGAAGAACAAGGCCGCTATGCCAGGTGGTATCGGTAGTACATTACTATCTTATTCAAGTGGTATTGACACAGTTGGTGAAGTTTATCTATTAGGTGTTCAGTTTGGTGTTATTGGCAAGAATGGAAACACATTCTTTGCTAAGGTTAACTTAACAAAAGAACAGCAAGCAAAGATTAAGAATTGTCAGTATGATGAAAGCACACATCAACTTAAACTAGCAGTTGGTGAGGGTAGAACACGTACAAAACTTGCCGAAGATAGTGAAGTGTTTAATGTTGTATCACAAGAAGTTATGCGTATCCTTGAAGAGAAGCAAGAAGAATTTAAGGCAAAAGATAAGAGTGTGGTACAACTTAAGGAAGATAAATAAATCTTCCTTTTTTGAAAAGCAGAGGTATTATGAATAGATTACAAGATTTTTACAATAGACACGATATAAAGCACGCCAATAGGCTTGTAAGAGCGATTAGAGAAAAGACGATAGAATATTCAAAATTAACCGACACAGGCTTATATGACCTATTCCAAGCGGTCAGGAGCGAAGATAGTACAGACGATAAGAAGATAAAAGTGTTTGCGTTGATTACAGTTGCAATCGAGCGTGTTTTACACCTAAAACCTTATGATGTGCAGATTCAAGGTGGTATTATTTTGTCAGAAGGCAAAATTGCTGAAATGAAAACAGGTGAAGGTAA